ACTCCATGCTGTTTTTCCGCCTGCTGTCCTTCTTCTGGCCTGGCGTCTTGTAAGGGATATAGTCGTTATACCTCTTCTGCAGGAGCGCATTGTTCGCGTTCTCTGAAGATGCGATATTGACCTTGATGTTGAACCAGTCGTTCGGGACAGACTGCCTTGTCAGGCCGACTTTCCCGGATCCGTCTGTATATCTTGTGCCGTCACCAAGTATCAGCTCCGAGATGTATGATGCATCGAGCGGGATCTTTGAGACGCGCTGGTGCACACCGTCGAACCCGAAGATGATGTCGATGTTACGGCCCGCAAAGCCGTATTCATTCGACGTGGTACCCTGGCCGGCATGATAGCCGTTGTTCCATGTCCAGTTGTCATAAGCGGCATCGCCGTTCCTGTAGATGCACCGGACGTTCGTATTTCTGACATAATCCTTCTTGTCATTCGTAAAATGAGGGCAGTCGATCATGATCACCCTCAGGTCCGGGCACGCGTTGGCCACGCTCTCAGGCGTCAGCTGATTATTCTCATCGTAGATCTGATTCCGCTCATATCGGTCGATCATGGTTGACGAATCCCTTGAGTCAGCGATGAAGTTCCGCAGAATATCCGTATCGCTCAGCGCGGAGCTGTACGCCTTCATGCGGTAGATCCATACATCGCAGTCATCAGAGCCGATCGTGATCGGAGCCGGCGCGTACTGGTAAATACGGTGGGATGCGTCATAGATCAGCGGCCTTGCTCCTACGCCATCCTCATAGGTCATGATATAGGACTTCGCTTCGGCATTCTCGAGGTCAAGCGTGTTGATATTGTATTCGTACTCGATTACATCCTCTTCGCTGTACGGCATGTACAGTTCGTCGGTGGACGTCTTCAGGTACGCCGCATGGGCTTTCATCTCAAGGCCGACCTTATTGGCATCGCCTTCCTGCAGACAGGAGAGGAATGTCGTCGTATTGTCGCGTACGTTCTCCGTCTTGAAAATGACCTTGAACTCCGCGCCGGCCTGCACAGGGTCAGCCCCGAAAAGATCATAGCTGATATAAGCCCTGCTGCCAGCCTTTACACAGAAATACTGATTGCCGTCATTGTCGATCTTGTACCCACCGTTCTGCCAGTCAAAATTGTTGCTGACAGTCATTTCGACTTCCGGATGGTTCTCGTCATGCCACAGCCTGTTGGCTGCAGTATTGGATCTCCCAATCGGATCGAAGTCAAACTCAAGGTTGGCCGTAACCGGGCTGACATCATATCCAAGCTCGTGCACGTTCACGCGGATCTCCACAGAAGTTCCTCTGCAGGTGATGGTAAGGACATGCACAGCCACGTCATCGGCCTTGTATGCCCATGTATTGAGCGCCTCTGTGAGCGTCAGCTGGTTGACTGTCACACCGTCCACAGCGAGAGTGACAGCCGGGGTCGAGGTTGACGGGTCATAGACAACATACGCGATCCTTGTGGTGTCGTACTGCCTCGCGGATACCTGGCCATAATGGTCATACCGGTATGCGCAGCCGATCACCGGAAGCGAGGAACTCTCATCATACCAGATGATGTCCTTGAAGATATGCTCCGTTTCGATAGGCGTCGAGTTGACTGTTGCCGTGATCCAGCACTCGAGGAGGTGGGCTCCATGGGTCTGAGGAGACAGCGTGTAGGACTGCAGCGTGCCTGATGCAGACGTCGTCACGCTCTCCAATTCCACTCCATCCAGCTTGAAATGTACCGTCTTCGGCACGGAACCGTAAGGTGTGTACGTGAAGTTTACAGCCCTGCCAAGTGCGTTCGTGTACCGGTCGGAGAATGCGCTTTCCAGCCGCACATCAACAATCTGTACAGTCCATGATTTAACGACCGTCGAACCCGCGGAGTCTGTGACAGTAAGTATTAGCTTCTGTGTGCCGACGGAGCAGTGTTCCGTAAGGTCGAATGTATTCAGACCCTGAATAAGGGAACCTGACATAACTGTGGTCGAACCGATTTTCCACGAATAGGTTCCGTCATACTGTTCGCCATCGCCATCGACAGAGGAATATGTGATCTGTATCGTGACATTATCTGTGGGTGTAACGATGACCGGAGAATCTGTCAGTCGCTCAACAGTCATCTCCGTAACAGCCCCTCCGCCACCACCGCCACCAGAAGGCAGCGTGAACTGGCTCTTCACGGTCTCCTCTGTGCCATCGACCTCGTAGAGGGTGTAGATGTAGTTGCTGTTCGCATCCTGAGATAATGCTGCGTAATACGTGTACCCTTCTGTATCGAGATTGGCGAGGTCCTGGGCCACCCGTTCAACAGTCCTTGATAAGGAGCTGACGTTCTGGTCTGTAGAAGCAAGTCCTTCAGATACCGTATCGATGCGGCCGCTCAATCCAGAGATGAGGGCGTTGACTTCTGACTTCGTGTACCCTTCGGAGCCAATCGTTTCCCATGCATTATCTATCCACCTGTAATGCACATACACACCCTGTGCATTTTGGCAGTAGTAATCCGTGTATGCATTCCCTGTCACAGGAAGCTCCGTGACGATCTCAGCAAGGGATCCCGCGACCATGTTCCATTCGCCATCAATGTACTTATAGTACAGGCATCCACTGCTTGTCTTCAGGATATAGTCGGTATCCTCATCACCTGCTTCAGGGAGCGTTGTTACGACCAGTGTCGTAGCAGAGCCAAAGACATCCCATACGGATTCATTGTCTTCGTTGGTGATCCACCACCACTTGTCATATCCTCCGTTATCCTTAGGCACAAGGTAGAATGTCATCGGATCGCCGGCAACAGGCAGCTCATCTACGATGGAGATCGTGAATGCGCGATACTCGACAAGGCGGGCCCTTGTGTAAGCCTGCGCCGCTGTGAGCACTCCATTAACCGCGGCTCCGAGGCTTGTATAGACAGAATCACCTCCATCCGTGTGGATCGTATAAGCCCCGCGGATATCCGTGATGATCGGAGATACGTAATTGTCATACAAATCATCTACTCGGCCGCTCGCATAAGAGAACACATCCGCCTGCAGGTTCATGGGGTCGTAGATGCCTTTCAGAGCATCGATAGCCGCAGTTACATCTGCAGACCGTGCATAGGAAACGGACGCATGCTGAACGCTATCAGGAGTTATCACAAAGGTCTTGACGTTCTGCCCCCGGATGCAGAGGAAGAGCATTTCCTCGCCATTGACATAGATAAGGTGATACGTGTCAGGTACGCCTGTTGTCTCCGCATATTTGACATAGGCAGGAAAACCTGCAGATACAGCGGCGTACAGCCCCGCATAGGTACTACCCGTCGCATAGGAATATCCTGCTATATCGTTCCCTGTGAATGTACAGTTGTAGACATTATTCTTTACGACTTTCTCAATCGCCTGCTGAACCGTCGTGGCTCCGAGGTTCGTATTCGTGTCGTTGTAACTTACCCCTGAGGCGGCATCATCCGTGAAGTTGTCCCTGATCTCGGGAGCCAGCTTACTGAGCGTTACCGCGCCCTCCGCGATATCATCTGTATCGATGCTTCCGGAATGCGGTCCGCCGTACTGCCTGCCTTCCTGCCATTCCTGCTCCGCATCATTGTAGTAATACCAGTATCCGTATGTGTACCCTGTCTCGGAGCCGGTGTACACATATATCGTTTCCGGATCTGTCATCCCCGCAGCGAGGGATACCGGAATCGGTGTGCCGTTTCCGAGCTTGTCGATCTGGCTTTGCAGGACGAACACCGCGCTGTTCAGAGCGGCGATCTTCTCAGATGTCGTTGCATCCTCTTCCTCTTCTTCCGGTTCCGTGTCGGATCCGGAGAGCGTATCAACGATGGAAAACGAGGATATCTGCGACCTCCATTTCGTTGTGATCGTAGACAGGTCCTGTGACAGGCCTTTCAGAAGGAGTGCGAACCGGATGGTTCCAACCTTTTCAGCCATGGCAGCAGTGAGCGGCCAGGTGACATACACCCAGTTCGCATCTGAATCAATCTGGTCAAGAGTCCTGGTGAAGATACGTGTACTGCCCGGTATCGTGAAACTTACGATCTTTGTATCATGAAACGGGTCTGCGTTCTCAATAACAGACGGCAGCTTGAATACGATAGCATCGACTTCGTAATCATCCCGAACCGCGGCTACTCCTTCCGTCTCACATGTAAATGTCCTTGTGATAGGATTCAAGAACATGTAAATATTCATTGAAGACCTCCTTGATATTATCAAAACATGACAATCCCCGACGTTATCTGCTAGGAAATATCGTATTCTGATATTTAAGGTTGATTAAGATTACGTGATATCCTTGGTGAACAGCAGCAAGCACCTGACGTTTATCACAAGACCTGCTGGGTTATTCATATACGAGTTCGAACAGCCTGCAGATATCGTCCTTTTCGAGAAGTTCGTCGATAATCCCCACAGGGAGCCGAATCCGCCGCCGACCGGAATAACTATCCATCCTGTCGCGCCTGCCGGTATCTTTGACGCAGGCACCGTGAATGTCAGGATATTTGTCTGCACCTGAGGGGGGATATCACCGAAGAAGAGGTCATGGTAGGCCATACCTACGATGGTTATCTTGTCGTTCAGCTGCCCGATTGCATCATCTATCCTTGCGTTCATGGCAGCATTGTGCCCGGCTTCTGTTTCGGAAAGTGAAGCAATGCTGTTGTTGAGCGCCGTCACAGCAGAAGAAAGTGCGTTGTTGGCAGCAGTTTCGTTGGCGTCGACATCTGCCTGAACGGCATCGATCCTATTCAGGAGGTTTCCTACGGTATCCCCGGACAGTGCGCTCTGCACACCGGCGAACCATTCGTCGAATGCACCCTGCAGCTGTGTGAAATATGACTGGAAATCAATCTTGTCAATGAGCTGCGAGACGATACCGCAGTAATGCGTGTTTGCCCTGGTATCCGTGATACGCGATGCAGTGATGCTCGTCACGCCTGCATTTACACGCACCTTCGCAAGGACGAGCTCATAATAATCCCCGTCCGCAGACTGTGTGAACGCTGGCTCTCTCGGTGATGCCGCAGGCGTACCAGTACGAACGATAAGCTCGATGAGACGGTCAACGAGGTTGAGCCTCAGGATAACAAGATCTATACGAGGGTTCGAAGCGTCTGCCGCACTGATCGTCACCGTCGATGATGTGTTGTTGTAAGCGAACCGCCCGTTGATGATCGCGGCTCCTGCCGCTACGTTCAGCACCATGTCGCTTCCCGCAGTGACCTTGAAACATGTGCCAGGCGTGCCGGCAATGCCGGATGTGACAAGGTTGCTGATGAATCTGGCAAATAAATCAGAGGTCTCCGCCCGGTCAAAGATCGGCATCCCCTCTGAATCGGTCCCGGTAATCTCGGAATCGAAATATCCATATCGCAAAGCCATTACGTTGTCTCCCTCCTTATAATCTTGCGAATGTTTGTCGGTGAATCCTCACCAAATATGACATCTACTGTCCGTGATGCCCCTTCTATCGTTTCACTGATCTCCGTAATGCGCGTATCGACCGCTATTCCGATACTGCTCTTCATAACGGTGCAGATATCCCCGAGGTCGAAATCTACGCCATACACAAGGTTCGCGTCCGGATCAACATCCGATTCCACCTTCTGGCGCTGATTATATTCGGCGAGCTTCCGCCGTCCCCTCTGCTGAAGGAGGCTTTCGTATTTTTCGTCCGTATATGTGTGACCAGCTTCTGTTGTCTGCTGAAGGTCTCTGGCATCCACATACAGCTCCCGACGCTCTTCTGTTGCGCTTTCACAGATATCGACGTATGTGACCTTTCTGTCAGAGCCTTCCCCCTCGCCAGCAATGTATGCGAAGTTCCGGTAGTCCGAGCTGTCGAGGTCATACGAGAAAGTCTTGACGTTCTGGAACGTATCGGAAAAGACGGCCCATGAATTGACATTCTGCTGGTCTGTGCGGTCAAGACCTTTATAAAAGTCCAGAGTGAACTTATTTGTTTGATAGTTGTACAAGAGCCTATGGCTCATTTCCTGCGTCTTCTCGACCTCATACATGAACGCCCCTACATTATCACCTGTGACCTGAATAGACACCTCAGAGCCGATATTATGGACTGTGCCGAGCAGTATATTATTGACTCCGCGGGAGCTGTCAGTCGGTGAAATGAAGAAATCTGTGACGAGTGCTCGTCCTATTGTTTCGGGCGTGCCGGAGAGGTGGCATGTCTTATCGATCACACGATTGTCGAGAAGGGACTCTGCAAGGAATCCCTTGCAGTAACAGGAAGAATTGTCGAAATGTTGATTGCGGATGACGCCGAGCTCTGTCGGTCTGTCGCTCCTGTACAGATACTTCCCTGCGCGCATGATGTTGAAATATTCGGGCACTGAGTGAAATTCAAAGACTCCCGGCTCGTAGTACCTGCGGGCCCAGATCAGGGAAGTAAAGACCGGAACCGGGGCAATGATATCGAAGTTGCTGTCTAGGATGTATATAGTCATGTCACACCCCCAGATATCTCGGTGTGTAATAAAGGTTAATGTCCATGTTCGTCTGGCCGACATCTGCGCTGTAGCGGATCAGGTTTCCGCCGACTGCCAGAAGGATTGGGCTCGACTGCCTGTTTATCCTCTGATAGATATTGACGCCGTTCAGTGTGATGGACTGTTTTCTGTCTGTCGTGGAGATGACGAGCTCATCTCCCTGGGCCAACGTTGTGTAAACCTGCATGAATGTGCCTGTCGTAATATTCTCTATCTTAGGGTTCTGCACCTCGTTGCGGGCTGTGAATACCGCCTTGAAGCCGCATTCTACGTCTCCATCGTTCTCGATGATGGTCTCAGTACCTAACAGCTTATACGACATCGTCATGCCTCCAAGCGCCAATCCGCGGTACTGTTCCGCAAGCCCTGTTACCTTTGCTGCAGTAACCCGCCAGGGAAATACCGTAAGACCATTCTTCTGTGCAAGGTTCTTGCCGAAATCATCCATGCCGTACCAGTACGGATCATCGAGTGTGAGATCTGCGACAAAACTCAGGTTATTGTCCATGCCTTTGATCTCATTGAAGGACCAGCCTTCCAGTTCGTAGGAGGCATGCCTCGTCGTCCCCATCACAGTGACTTCTATATCTCCGGTGAATTTCGGATTAAAGAAGCGGATGCATTCCATCCGCTTCGCTGCATTGTCGTTTGCGTATCGGTATTTCGCTTCAATATGGACAGGCCGGGAAGCTATCTTCTTCCCGGTCATTGTCTGCCCATCGAGCATTGCAATATCTGCTGTTTCGCGTGTGATATCAGAGCTTTCAAGCCCTGTGACCTTCACGATGTCTATTTCCTCGCCGGGCCCCATGACGAGCTCCCGGTTATTACACGTCAGCTTGATTGACATAGTATTAGTTGTGCTCATGTCATGACACCCCCTGTACGAGCCTCCGGAAAGCATCCCTCTGCGTCCTGTTCACTTCGGACGGGGTAGCAGTCGGGACATTGTATGTGTTCGTCTGTTCCATATGGTTGTCGTTGTAGATAGACACCGGACCGCCTGCTCCGTAACTGCTTCCAGCTGCGAGGCCTACGTTCATGCGTCCCATCTCTAAGTTGACCGTTCCATGCATTGCGCTGGTGAGCTCCTGCATCTGGCCAGCCAGTTCATCCTTGATCTTCGGCAAACTGGCTTCCGTTCCCTTCGTGATGCCAGGGAATATCCATCGACCGACTTCTTTCGCGAAGACCTTTGACGGCGATGCGATTCCGAGGGCACTCTTCGCCTTATCGACCAGTCCTGATAACTGGCTGTGGATCGTACTATACAGGCCGCCGATTGCTCCTGAGATACCGGATGCGATACCACCGATGATATTTGCGCCGATGGATACCATCTGTCCCGGAATACCGGACGCGATCGAGACGATCGTTGACGCCATATTGCTGATGGCACTGGCCGCTGTACTGACCATCCTTCCACCCCAGGATGCGACCTGACTGATCGCTCCTGAAATTGCGGATCCGATTCTGCCGGGCACCTGTGACGCCGTGCTCGCAATATTGCTGACCATGTTGCTGATCGCAGACCTCGCGTTCGATATCATGTTCGAGCCCCATGAAATGAGATTCGATAATGCGCTTGAAAGGAAGGATGCTATCCTTCCTGGCAGCTGCGACATAACGGACGCCACGTTCGAGACCATGCTGCTGATTGCGGATCCTGCGTTCGATATCATATTTGCGCCCCATGAAATGAGGTTCGACAGGATGTTCGCCAGGAACGCTGCAATCTGCCCTGGTAGCTGAGACACCGTTGTTGCAATGCCTGTAACGAAGTTCACCATCGCTGTGATCGCGTTCGATATCATATTTGCGCCCCATGAAATGAGGTTCGACAGGATGTTCGCCAGGAACGCTGCAATCTGCCCTGGTAGCTGAGACACCGTTGTTGCGATGCCTGTAACGAAGTTTACCATCGCTGTAATCGCATTCGTGAGCATGTCAGCGCCCCACTGGATGACAGCTGTGAGCACCTGCGTGAAGATCTCAAGTGCCTTCCCGGGCAGCTCGACCAGTCCGTTAACCACACCTTCTACGATGTACTGTCCCTGCTCCTGCATGACAGTAGACGGAGAAGCGATACCGAACAGGCTTTTGAACGCATCAAGCAGCGCCGTACCGATTGCGACGATGCCCTGAACAACGATTGATATCCCTGCAGATATTCCGGCCAGAAGGCCCTTAATAAGGAAACCGCCTACTGATGCCCAGTCGATAGACTGGAAGAAAGTGGCAATGGTTGTGCCGATCGTGCTGAACGCCTGCGGGATAGCGGATATGAGCCCCTGTATTCCCTGTACGATGGTTGTTATGATGCCTCTGCCAAGGCTCGCCCATCCGAAGTTCTGGATGATGCTTTTTGCGCCATCCACGATATTATGGAATACCTGAGGTATTGACTGCACCATGGAAACGATTCCGCTCTTGATACTGTTTATGATTGTAATGCCGAGGCTTATCCAGTTCACCGCAGTTATGACATTGATTATCGCCATGACGATCTGAGGAATGGCAGCTACCAGCTGGGGTATCGACTGTATGATGCCTTTAATCAGATAGATGATGAGCTGGATTCCAGTTGTCAGGACCTTCGGCGCGTTATCGTTTATTATGCCGGCTATATTGCTCACTATGGTCGGCACGGTCGCTATGATGACCGGCAAGCTATCGACCAACGATTTTCCGAGCGCCAGTATCAGCTGTAATCCGGCGTCTACAATGAGCCCGACGTTCTCGCGCAGGCTTCCTGAGAACTCAAGAAGTGTTTCCAATCCAGCCTGAATCATCTGTGGCGCGTTCGCGGTGACGCCGTCTGTGAGCTGACCAAGAATGGAAACCGCGGATGCGGCGACCTGCGGCAGGGCTGACATCACGCCTTGGACCAGTGAACTGACTATTGAAATTCCAGAAGACAGGAGGGACGGTGCGGCTTCGACCAATGCATTAACGATCTGCATGGCCATCTGGCCCGCGGATTCAAGGAGCTGGTCATAGTTCGAGGCAATGCCTTCGAGGAATGAAGCAAAAAGCTCTATCGCGGCGCTCCACATATCACCCGTCAGCGTCGTGATCGCAGAAATCAGGGATACGATTAAGTCTGTGCCAGCCTGCGCCACCTGCGATTTGTTCGCAAGGAGCGAAGAAATGAACGACTGGCATACCTGCAGGGCGGTGTTGATGAGCCCCGGTGCCGCCTGCGCCATGCTTGTGAGAGCCTGCGCTAAGACCGAGCCGGTCGCTTGTATCATTCCATCCAGTCCACCTTCGTTGAAAGCGTCCTGGAGCTGTTGGGCCAGATTACGAGCTGTTGCGACTGCGTCCTTCATCGGCGTATCCAGTGAATCGTAAATAGACACTCCGAGAATGTTCAGCTGAGAGCCAAGCATTGTCAGCTGGCCCTTCAGATTGTCATTCATCGTTTCAGCCATTGCTTCTGCTGCACCGTCGCAGTCTTCAATGGCTCCCTGTAATTTGCCGTAGTCTTCCGTGGATGCATTCAGGATCGCGAGGAAGCCCTTCTGTGCGTACGTACCTGCGACTTTGTTCGCAAAGTTCGCTTTCTCCTCGTCCGTCATATTCTTTGTGGCTTCCCTGACCTTATCGAGCACGTCAGAGAAATCCCTGGCTTTTCCGTTCTCATCGAAGAAGGAAACGCCCAATGCCTCGATTGCGTCTCTTGCGCCATGCGAGTTCGTAGACAACCGGGTCATCATTGTATTGAGTGCGGTACCGGCCATACTGCCTTTGATACCGCTGTTCGCCATAAGTCCGATAGCAAGCGCTGTGTCCTCAGCCGAATAGCCGAGCGTGCCTGCCATCGATGCTGCGTACTTGAACGTCTCGCCCATGAGGCCTACGTTCGTGTTGGAGTTCGAAGATGCAGTCGCCAGGATGTCCGCAAAATGGGATGCGTAGCTTATCTCGTTGCCCATCTCGTCGACACGCCCGGTGCTGTCATGCGCTGTATGACCAAGAGCTGTAATCGCGTCCGTCAGTATGTCACTGGTGCTCGCAAGGTCCTGCCCGGAAGCTGCCGCAAGATTCACGACACTGGAAAGACCTGCGGTCATATCCTCTGTCTGCCAGCCCGCCATTGCCATGTAGGACAGTGCGTCCGCTGTTTCGGCTGCTGTGAACTTGCTTGTACTCGCGACCTCCATCGCTTTTTTCTTCAGGATGTCGTAGTCACTGCCCGCTTCCTTTGATGTAAGACCGGCAATCGCCTGCACCTTGCTCATCGATGCTTCAAAGTCACTTCCTGCGGCAACTGAATAAGTGCCGATTCCAACGATTGCTTTCGTGACGAGCGCGAGTGCCGACGTCGTTGCCTTCAGGCCTGTGCTGGCTATGCTGCTGATCTGGTTGATGCCGCTCTGAAAACCGGACGGGTTTATCTTGGTATCAAAATTCAATGTTCCATCAGCCAAATATCATCACCATCCTTTTTCGACCGATGACCGCTGGCTTAATGTATCGCTTCAAAGGAGCCCGCTCACATCGCCATCGCCCATAAGGGCGGCGACGATGGCGTCCTCCCGCTTCTGTTCTGCTTCGGAAAGGGGTAACCTGTACTCCCTCTTCATCTTTTCGTAGAAAGCCCTCTGCTTTGCAGGCAGCTTGGGATCTATATCCATAGTCCTGTAACCGATTATCTTCACGAATTTGCAGTCTTCCGTGAGCGATACGAGGAGCGCCCTGAATTTCCACCAGTGAAGGTCTTCCTCAACGAGGTCGATACCGTATTGCTGCAGAAATGCTGAATAGATGTATGGAGCGTCATGTTCGAATGAGAAGCTCGGCGGCTCTGCCGATGCTTTTTCTTCCTCATCCTCAGCCTTATTTTCTTCATCCTTCAGCTTCTTCCCGCCCCCGTAGAACCACTTGATCATACGTATAGCCTCCGGTATGTCAGGCGGTATATCATCGCCGTAATACAGCCTCAGGGCCTGCAGGAGCTTCCTGTCATCAGGCACTTCCGGATCAGATATCAATAACTCAAAAAGAATGGAGACGCGGAAGTCAGAATTGATCCTGTATTCCGTGTCTCCAATCGTTACGTGATCTGGCGGATAATCCAAAAGGATGTTCTCGTCATACATCTCTACGTCTCTTGCCATGATAATAGAACTCGTTGTTATAGCGAGGTTTCCTCTGTTTTCCTGATTCAGGACGATTTACGCGGTCCGACGTGTATTTGTCGAGCAGGCCGTACGCCTCAGCAGAGATCTGCTCTCCGAGCGTGTTCGCCATGCCGAAGGCATCCATATGCTCACGGAGGTTCGCCCTTCCACCAAAAAGATTTGCAGCAGTGCCGTCACCGAAAGCGTCGTCAAAGAACTTGTCAATACGGGCGCACTGGATGCGCATGCACTGGGCTGTTGTCTTTCCCTCATACTGGCTCTTTTCTTTAACGCCTTCCGCGCATTCACGCGCAGCGTTCTCGAACCTCTCGACCACATCAGCGTCCATGAGGTCTATCGATAATTCCACATCGTTATACGTCATACTGGCCATGTCCTAAGCCCCCTTTCATTCTGCCGGCTGGTCCTTGCGTACTTAAGCAGCTGTCGCTGTGAATGTCTTCGTGGTCGTATTGAATGTTCCGTCGATCGGGTCTCCTCTGCCGTTAAGGTTCCCGGACAGCTCCTGCTTGTTATCGCCGGAGATCTCGGATACCTCAGCGGATACCTCGAACTTTCTGGCCTTGAATGTGTTCGCTGTTTCTGTCGCATCCCAGAGCTCGACGCGGACGTACTCGAAGATCGTGCCATCGCCGGTCACATGGTTGCGGCCGACATTATAGAGCGCCTGAATTGCTGCTTCGGACTTAATCATATGAGCCGTGAACGGGAACTGGGATGAGTAGGATACTACATCCGTAGATTCCGCCTTGTCGTTCACGTACTTTGTGCTCTCTGTGCTGGCTCCGAACGTCTCGTTAATAGCCGTGAAGCCATAGCCCATGAGCTGCCAGTCCGGGTTATCTGCCGTCCCGCAGTTAAGATAATCTGCAAACTGATGTCTGAGAATCGCCTGTTCTCTACTCAATTTGGTACCTCCTTAATGTAAACCAGCCGCATCGGCATCTGGTACCGTGCGGTCTTTCCTGTCATATCGAATATGTAACCCGGGGACATCACTTCCATACTGTCCGCAGTCATCCCATCCGGAAGGACGGGTAGGTTACCTATTCTGCTTTGTTCTTCTACCCAGTCAGCGAGGTCTTCATAGAAGCCGCTGTTCGCGATGTTCTGCAGGCGGTCCATCGTGTAGAATTCCCTGGAACCGAATGAGAACTGGTACTGCCTGAGCTCATCGCCGTTCACATACCGCCTGATAAGCGGTGTGAAGGTTCCGGTCTCAATAACATACTCAACAGCATCCGTTCCAAGGGAATCAACCCGGAAGACGCCACCTTCGAGCAGCGGGCAAGCCATGAAGTAGTCTGTAAGGGCTTCTATTATGTGATTGCTCATGTACTTCCTCCACCCAGGATCTTCTTCGCGCCGTTCATGATGTCTTCCTTATGTGCCGCCTTCATCCTCTCGAACCACTTCCCGCCCCTGTTCGCATCATATGGACGTGTCTGCGATGTGCGGTAGTACTGCCACCTTGCATAGATCGCGGTGTACTGTACGAGTCCGCTTCCGAGCACAGTGCCAGACTTTCCAGTGCCGATCAAGATCCCACTCTTCTTCGGCGTCATTGGGTCACTGTATCGCAGGACTTCTGAATCGACATATTTCTGCGCCTGGGAAAAGTTACTCCCTATCCTCGCAGAGAAACTTGCCGACCATGAGAACGTGCCTTCCATGCCGTTTTCACTGAAATGCACCGGCCCAGGCACATTGATATCAGCCATTACGCACCTCCCATCCGCCAGTGCCTCACAGCAGCAGTACCGCGGACGGTATTATCTGCATATGTCGAGACACTGAACACCTCATGTCCGGATTTCCTGATTGAACTCTCGTCCATAGTTGTTGACCCTTCCGGAAGTACGACTGTTCCCTTTGCGACAAGCGTGGCGAGCTGGATGGTCCAATGCCCTTCCCTCTCCGAAGAGGACAGCGCCTTGTAATCGTCAGCTGGTACATAGGTCTTCCCGTCTGTCACTGTCGCGGATTCAGGAACCCTTACGACATAGTCGGAAGACTCCGACTTTGCTGTCCCGCTGTCCGATGATGCATGGGAATCGTACCATGCTACGCCCTGTATATAGGTCGGTATGTAGACTTCCCTCCTGTCAGAGGAAAGCACCCGGTTAAAGACCGTGATATCTGCATTCGTGATCATACGTCCCACACTTTCGATTTTCCTCTGAAGAGCAGGCCTGTATGGCCAAGATATTCAACGACCTGACACCGAATGTCCTTGTCTGCATCCGCCTTTATATCAGACCTGCTTATATCCGCATATGAGATGCTGTAGCCGTCGTTGCTCTCGGATTTCACTGTGCCGTTGCCTGTGGCGGCAAGGAGCGCAGCCTCTCTCTGGTCGCAGTCATACATGATCTCAGCGATCGCGCAGCACGCATCAAAGGCGGCAGACGGCAGTTCCGACTGTTCCCACCGCCCCATCCTTCCGAACGTTACAGTGTCAAGTCGCAGGCTGGCTTTATTGGCCCAGTACGGAAAACTCGCTTCTGGGATCTTTGTGCCATAGAATTCGCCTGTGTAAAAGGCATAATCTACATACGGTCGATCCATGCGCCCTCCTTAAGAGCTCTTGGCCACTCTTCCTTTCTTCGCCTCAGCTTTCGCTTTCAGCTCCGTGTTCTCGTCCTGAAGGACCTGGTTAGCCTGCGAAAGGACGGTGATTTTATTTTTCGCTTCAACAAGATCGAGGCCGATACGCTCCGTCTTGGTGTTAGCTGCGTAGAGCTGACGCTGAAGCTCATCAAGCTGGGTGCGAAGAGCTGTGACTTCTTTCTGAAGATCTTCTTTCCCCTCAGGTTCCCAGATTGTCTTTCCGGTCTCAAGGTCTTTGAGCGTGTACCCCATCGCCTTATACTTCGGAGCCTCACTCTCATCAATCCGGACCACTTTACCGAGCAGTCTGGCTTTAATCATGCTTTCACCTCCTCAAAAAATAACAGAGGGCGCGATTTGCGCCCTCTTATTGCGAATTACAATGCCGTATAACCAGCAGATCAGGACTTGCTGTAGTAAGTCTTGCCGGACACGACAGACGTGTCTTCCGTCAGGAAGTACTCGGAGCCCTGCTTCTCATAGTATCCGAGCGTCTTCGGATTTCCGGTCGGTGAAGCAACCGCTGTGAACGTTCCAGTCTGGGAAGCCACACTGAACGCGATGCATGCCTGTCTGTTCGGAAGGATGAATACATCCTCGAAAGACTCCTCGAAATACTCGTACTTGCCCTGGGAGCCTGCACTCGGCGGATCCAGCTGAGCGAACTCATAGTGAACCGGAGTGATAACGCCCATCGGATGAACGAGGACCATGTTGATCTGTCTCGCATCATCATCGACTTCCCAGCCGTCCGTGAAGTCATAGACAGTCTTCATCATGTCTTCCGGAATGCCATCGACGATCTTGACCTGATCGATAGATGTTACGATACGGGAAACATTCGTTCCGCCGGTCTGTACAGCGTAGTTACGCTGGATTGCCTGCGCGTTCTTGATCAGGTTGCCTGTCGTCGGGTCGACATACAGGACACGGCCCTGTCTCGGGACGCGGTTGTTGTCCATGCCCTTCATGAGGTTGTCGAAAATCGTGAGCACGTTGGACACATTAAGGGCTGTCGTGTCGATCACGCCACCGTTGCGCTGCGTCTCATTGAAAAGCTTGGAGATGCAGTATGCGTTCATTTCCGGGAACTTCTGCTCCTCGTTGAAAACGCGGGTGATGTTCCCGATGCTTGCCAGACCGTTCGTCTCATCGATATCTCTCGGGTGGACGAATGTCTGGAACGTGCGATGGTTGGTAACTGCGAGCGGTGTCCATGCCGTATCGTAGTTGCGCTTTCTGGTTCCGATGAAGTTGCGGTCACCATCTACACGGCCACCGGTATGGATGGTCGGGATCTCGATGGTGTGGCTGTTGATCCAGCGATAACGGCCGTTGTTCGGTGTCGTGAAAAGCTCCTGGAAATACAGGACATACGGGAATGCCTGAGAGAGCTGGTTCTGGTACTGATCTGCATAATTAACGCTACCAAGCGGCATAATTAATCCTCCTTATTTTTCAACGCTCCTTACTGCGTTGAATGAAAATCCCGAACCAAGGTTGAGATTCTGCGAAGAAGCCCCCTTGGATCCGGTGCTCGTTGCCGCCGCAAAAATCGGCGGCGGAGACTGTGTTGATACATCTGGCTTCGGTTCGGGTTCCGGCTCTTCCTTTGCGAATGCATCCGGGTCGATCTCGGTCTTGTACTTGTTGACGTAATCATCGAATCCAAGTACATTCTCGCCATCGACCTTCAGACCTGCTTCAAGGATGTCATGCGTAAACGACCTTCTTGCGGAAGTCGAAGAGAACTTGAGCCCGTTCACTTTTGTCCTGATTGCGAACTCGTTCGCCTGCTTCGCAAGCTGTTCCTGATACTCCCTCTGCTGATTTTCGAAGTTATCCGCATTGGTCTTCGCATCTGTCTGCAGCTGTGTGATCTGGCTGGTCAGGTCCGCGATTTTAGTCGCGTCACCTTCCGCAGCCTTGACCTGTTTCTGAAGTTCCTCAAGGTCGGCCGTATTCTTCGCGATCGTGCCATTCAGGGTCTCAATAGAAGCCCGCGCCTGCTCCAGCTCCTTCTGTTTGCGGTCAAACTTATCCTGTGCTACGTATCCGCCATCTTTAAGGTTGATCAGGGAAATGCCCTTATCAGCCGTTATTGCCGCCTCAAGTTCTTCAAAGGTCATTGCCTTCGGCGTCCCGTCTTCATTGGCCGGGAAGAGCTTTTTTAAATATTCCAATGCCATAATTAATCTCCTTTTCTGGCTTATTGCTGATTTTTTTAAACGACAGTTCACTCTGTCATCTGCTCAGGACGTACTTATAATCGCCCCCATCCACCGGGGCCGGTGATGCCTTTTAATGCCTTGCTCAGGGCAAAATAAAAAGGGCACTGTCTGTGTCAGTGCCCTTAATGGTTCGAATTGTTGCTCTAATGAGAGTTCATGAAACTATAGGTTTCGGCATGAATAAGTATGAATTGGCACTACAGCAAAAGGAATGTGTGAGAGTGATACTGTAGCTCATTTACTTTTCAAATCATTGATAATATCTTGCCGTCTGACCCTCGGGCGGGGAGATAATCCGGATCACCTCCTGACGGGACTTCTGATCGTCATTTTGCATCTAAGCAAATAAGAATACCTCCTTTCTCTAAAAAGTCAGCTATGGCTTATATCAAAGCTTCAGAGCCAAGGCAGTCTGCCTCTCTATAAGCCTCAACAATCTTCGGGAACTGGGCCGCGAACCAATCTACCATCTCCTCATTCGTTGCCCAATGTTCCACCTCCAGCGAATCGCAACCAAGACCGCTCTCGAAGAGGAAGGCATGCAGGATCTCATGCCTCATCACATGGTCGCGGCGGTTCTTGCGTGCAGCAACGGACGCATCCGCCCAGTCTGCATCTTCTTCGAAGTTGCGGATCCCGATAAGATGACTCGCCGATATGCAGTAACCATCACTGTCGGCCGGCAATTCGCTGTCATTCTTGCCGCATATCTCAATCCTGTACTTCGTTCCAAGTATATCTACGGAAAGCATTTAATGTCCTTTCATAAAGTGCCTTGTTGAACGGCACGATGTATCCGTTCGGAAGCCTCACGATCCAGTCTCCGACATTCGCAGTGAGCTGCCCGCAGTCCTGCGTTATCTGGACCCCTACGATGCGTGTGGAACCGTCGATTATCCTTCTCTTGATCTCCACACGCCCGGCGCCGGCTGCACGAATAAACCATGTCGGAGCTGTTATTTCGGAATCACTGGTAAGTTCAAAGGAATCCACCTCTAACAGCAGCCGTTCCATGTATCAGACCTCCGTATCATCAGGGTTCCTGTCGAAGGCTAATTCAAGGACCGGGATGTGGTAGAGCTGGCAGATGTTGTGCTCGATCCTGCACCCTCTGGAATCCCACCAGCGCGGGCCGAAGACAGCAACGTCAGCTGTTGCCATCTTCTGGAGAGCCTTGCCGAGGTACCAGATAGCTTTCTTGTCATCAAACACTCCTTCCGGAGTATCGACCTTAAAATATGAATCTACCACATCACAGGGCTCTTCGAAGAACGCCTCAGCTGTCCGTGCCAGACGTTCACGTTCCTCCGAGATCTCTTCGGGAGACCGTCCCCTCATCGGGACACTCAGGAATACCTTCGGCCTTTCCGCCTCATGGCTGCCTTCCTCTGTCATCCCGAGCAGATAATCCGCGGACACGCCGAGTGCCTGCGCGATCTTTGCGACATCCGGAGCATTCGGGAGCCGGAGGTTAGTGATCCACTCGTTCACCATCTCTACCGGCACCCCTATCTTCTCAGAAAAAGAGAGTGGCGTAAGACCACTCTCCTTCAAGCCCTGTCGGAATCTTTCTTTGAACACCTCGTACTCCTTCATTGTCGTACGCCTCCCCTCTCTCATGTGCCCCATAAGGAGCATACTCAATCCTTCTCGTCTTCCATCTCAAATACTTCCTCGCCGCAGCGGCCGCACATCTTCGGCGGATCCACGTGCCGGCTCTCGTCACTGATCATCAGCGTCATCCCGCATACAGGGCAGATATACCGCACATAGTCACCGACGCGGCGTTTCACAATATATTTATCGTTATCCATTGTTTGCCTCGCCATCAAAAGGATGGAAGTAATCAGCACAGTCTTTGAGAACTTCCCTTACGCCTCTTTTACGGGGATGCACATATTCTTCCACTTTTTGTAAGCATCTAAGTACATCTCATGCTTGTCACCGTTGTATGTGACCTCGTAGTACATACCGTCCGGCACCCTTGTGCTGAGCAGCGCCTTGTTGTTCTGCAGTGTCCTGCAACACCACACAACAAATACATCATCCGGCGTGATCCGCCCGTTCTTATCCGTCGAATCTGCCTGGCCGTTGAAATAACTGACCACTGCATCAATGCATAACTCAATGAATCTATCAGTCTCCATCCATTTTTATCCTTTCTTCGCGGCATGCACCGCTTTCTGCGACACAGACCTGTCGAAATGTACGACACGCCCATGCTCATCTTTATAAGCGACCACCTGTACACGGTCGCTCTCATAATCCCTGTTCGTCTGTCTGCAGAAGCTCTTCAGACGTTTCTCCTGTTCTTTCAGCTTCTTGGCGAACAGTGTGAAATCATCGTTCAATGCCCTGCGGACAGCCTCATCCTCAGATGCCTTACGGGCTGCGTCTGTAGAGGCAAGTTCCCTTCTGGTAGCCCGAATGCTCCGTTCCATGCCTCGCTGTATTTGTGAGGCTTCATAGTCGGTATATTCGATTCCCTCATACTCGACACGGTGATTCTCATATTCAGCGAGCTTCTCAGCTGAGTATGCGGGTTTTGAGATGCCCGGCCAGTACGGATAGAATGTGTGCCTGCAATTCACCCCGCATAAGCCTGTGATGTCTCCATATCCGGTCGATTCCTCGAAGTTCGGATAATCGTCATGCCCTTCAATCTTGTAGATCTGTCCCTGCCATTCAGCGTGTGACGGTCTGGCTCCTGAATGCGCGGATACCTCGTAATACTGTACGCCTAGATCTTCCGCCTGCATTTCCGTAAGCACGCCGATCGTCTGATTGACGGAAGTGAGCAGGTTCCTTCTGATCGCGACGTCAAGATGGTCTCGCCTTTTCGGGAACTGTACATAGCTTCCCTCATCGGCAGCAGCCTTGACCGCAGAACGTATCGCCTGCTGAGGGGAGAATGCACCGGATACAGCTTGCATATATGCCTGATTCGAATACTGCCTGTAAAGGTCTGCGGCTGTAGAACCTGTCGTAAGTGTCAGGTTATAGATATTGTTCTTCGTCCTCAGGATCTCCGCCAGGAGCGTCTGCTCCATGGAACCTGAGAGCGAGAGGTCTACCGATAAGCCTGCTATTTCAAGAGGCCTTACATTCGTGCGGACGTTCATAGCACCGGCTTCTATGAAGAGCCGTTCGATTTCTGCCTCCGTCTTCCCTGTCATCTCTGCGATCTGGCTGTTTATCTCTTCCTGTAGCCCGCCTATCTCCATGGCCTGCTTGTACTGCCACAGCGCGGAATCCGTAACGCCTTCGTTCTTGACAAGCCGTCTGGCGATATCCACTACGATCTGCACTTCAAGCTGGTCATACATGGCAAGGAGACTGTTGCTGAATACAGCGAGATATTCAGGTGTCAGCATTTGACGCCTCCTACTCTAACGGGAACCTCGACTCGACGTCGTTCGCTTCCGATTCGGGCAAGTACTGTTCCTCAGCTTCCTCAGGTGTGCATCCCATCCAATAGGCTGTCACGTACTTCTTCTTCAGAAAACCGCCGTTCGCAAGCTGCATCCTGATCATGATTTCCTTCTCGGTATCCTGCAGGACGCCATCTCCCCAGGTTATGACCGGTTCGATATCCGCATCCGGGCGGATGTGATAGAGCTTCGCATACAGCGCAATGACTTCGCAGAGGCCCTGCAGACCTAAGCCCCATGCGTCCTGGATCAGGTTGACTGTATGGTAGCTCCGCTGTTTCGACATGCGGATCTCCTCAGCTGTCTTCTCGACATCCGTCGTATGGGACAGCGTGCCGTAAGCCAGGCCGACAAGGAATTCGATCTGCCTCAGGTTCTCGTTCAGGCCGTTAATCATGGACTGGTCGCGGATATCCGGCGAATACGGTTCGATAAGCCCCTTCACGACACTGTCGCCGAGCTGGTCGGAATGCAGTGTCCGGAAAAGCTTCTGCTCGTATCCACCAAGACGAAGCTCACCGTTCTCATCGCGCTCCTCGTCAAACATCGTCGTATCTGCGAAGATCTTCGTTTTCTTAGCTTCATATTCCCAGAGGAACCCGCCGTACTGAATGTCTGTGGCGCGGATCACGTTCACAGCCCTGTGATAGATTGAAGCACCAAGCGGCGAATCCGGATCCTCGTTGTTCGCGGTCGGCACCTTGATGTAGATGAAGAGCGGTTTGTCGATGTTCTTCATCGTGACTTCCGGTTCAAGGTTCTCCCATTCAGGGACATCCGTAAGAGGAATCTCTTCGCGGAACCTGTCCTTCGCGTTGTATCCGACGGACCATTCCGAATCCGTGTAGTTATACATCTCCTCAGACCTGTAAGCCTTATTCCTTACGACATATTTATCGGGAGACCACTCATGCATCTCCAGCCGGGTATACAGATACTTGTGTTCCTTCTTGCTGTCCACGAAGATAGCGGATGTTACCATGCCGTCATCGAATGCGACAGGGTAGAAGTAGTTCGCCGATATCGCCTCAATGCCGATCTTGTCGGGGACTCCGTTCGCATCGACAGTCTTTACGTATGGCTTCAGCACGACAGCACCTGTAGCGCAGTAATGCTCGATGACCTTTGAGAGGTTGTCCATCCTGAGGAGCGTCTTCAGCTGCTCCGCAATGAAATCCGAAAGGTCGTTGCCCTCCAGCTTGAACTCAAAGTCCGTAAGGACGAGCCTTGAGATCTCTGAACAAATGGCCGCGGGAAGATTCAGGCACGCGCCGTATTCGACGTCCCCCTCCCAGGGCGGGTGATTTGTGTACATTTCATTCCACAGTCCGATAGCCTGCTCCATCTTTCCGGATATGACCGTCTTGACTTGCATATGCTTCTCGACCTGATTCTTAGCGAGGAACATGCCCTTTATCCTCCTTCCTATGTCCTTGAAAAAATCTATGATTCCCATTGCCCCTCCTTAATTCTGACCGGGCTTATATCCGAAGCTCCTCAGGAGCCTCGGGATGAACCGCTCGAAAGTGTACTCGAAAGCATCCAGCGAGTCGATATCAGATGTTCCATCGTCAAGCCGTTCGTTCTTTGTCGGCTGGGACTTATCCCATATTGCAGATGCTATAGCAGCCATGAGTGAACCGCATTCCGATTCAACGTACCAGTAACGGTCATTCGCTGACAGAATATCCAGGCAGAATATCCGGTCATTGATGTACAGCTTCCTCGCGTCCGCTACCGGAATATTCCCCAGTTTGTGAGACCTCAGCACGTTCTGGAAGTCTCGCTTCAGCACCTGCTCTGCAGAATCGACATACACAATATCAACCCTTCCGAATACCGCGAGCACCCATAAGATGAACTGGTGGAACAACTCGCATAGCTGCTGAGAAGAAACATCCCTGATTATCCTACTCGGATTATCCGGATCCCGCTTACCCTCCACGTACCGTCTTGACCGCAGGGAGTAGAGCTGCTGGAAGTCTTTCGATATTCCCGTAGCAATGAACGCATGTCCGGAACCGTTGCCACCGAAGTCTACGCCGACGATGATTTTGCCGAACTGCACCGCCTTCGCCTCATCGAGTGTTATCGAGTGCGGCTTCTTCTGGCCCGCAGGCAGCGAGATTTCTCCCGCCAATGTCTTGTAGATCAGGCCTTCCGCTATGCTCCTCTGGCCGAGAATGTCACGGTTATACCAGATGCTCCCCGGGACATACTGAGATATGAACTCCTTTCTGGCCTGCTCGTCGATGTTCACATTGTCTGTGATCGTGAACTGCTGGTAATTGACGCCACCGAGCAGCTCCCCGGTCTTATCCATCTCCACATACTTGTCGATGTAATCCGTGTAGATCGGAGCGTTCGGATGGTCGGGGTTGAGATCCCAGAAGAACTTCCTTCGATGGGATGCGAGTGTACGGTTGAATGCTTCCTTTATCGTGTTATCGTGATGGATATTAATCTCCGTCGCGATCCACATGCCAAAGCTGTTGCCTCGGATTTTTTTGTAGCTCGATGCGAGTGCGGCACCGGCAAAGATTACGATCTTGTCCTGGTTATTTGTATCAGGCCCATTGATGATCAGGCATTCATTGCCTTTGTACTTGCCCCATTTGCACTGCCCCGCGAAGATGTATTCCAATCCGAGACCATTGCAGTCACCGATATTCAGCTTTGCATTCGCACCAGTAGAACCGGTGGCGAGGTGCATCTTATCCGGATGCGTCTTCAGTTCATGGGCAAAAGCATACACATTGTCTACAGTCTTGCCGGCACGAACAGCGCCTTCCGCTATGTTATACACGTTTCGCACGCACTTTCGGATGTATCGCTTATGCTTCTCGCTCCAATGGTACCTGAGCGTCGATACTCTTCGGATTTTTTTCTCTTCCTTGCGACACCGGAGCTCCCTGCGTTTAGCACGTTTCCTCATCGGAATCACCGTCCTCTCCGTAAAGCATCGCGTCTGTCTCACTCAGGTCTTCAAGGATCTCGTTGGAACCGAGTATCTTGTTCGTGAGTGCGTCGGTGCGTTCAATGTTCGCATCCATGAGTTCGAGTTCGAGCGGAAGCTTCTGGAGCTGCATCTCCTGTTGGATTCTTGCATTGCGGACCTGATTCAGGGATGCCAGTGCTCTTGCTTTTTGCGACTGCACGGAAGTTAGTTCGCGTTCCAGTCTGGCAATAAGGTTCGCTGTTGATTCCGTGCGTGTACTTATCTCCATCGCGGAACCCGGGAGAACCCCCGGAGCCGCTTCCTCAAGAAGGCGCCGCTTTTCTCTGTATCGTTCTCGTTCTTCTTCCTGTTCTTCCGGCGTCCCTTCGAACACCCGCTTCGTTTTTCGGCTCTCAACTCCTGCGACATACAGCCCGTCTTTATATTTCGGGTCATTCTTGTATTGGTTGATCGCCCTCATGATCCTTCGCTCACGGATAGAAAAAAGAGTGATCGTTTCTACAAGGACAGTCTCCTCATCGATATCACTCGTCATCATCAATATTTTTTCCTCATCATCGAGCGTATCCAGAAATATCTTTGCGTATCCGCCATGCTTCCTGGCATTATGGCTTCGCAGCGGGGCTCCCCCTCCCTTGTTCCCGAGAGCGAATTTATTCCCCTTCGGCGCTCCGCCTTTTCGTTTCGGAACGCTCCCTTTTTCATTTGGAGCGCTCCCTTCGGTTTTTGGAACTCTCTTTTTTCTCTCCCTCGGCTGCTTCTTGCTTTCCGTCAAAAGATCATCAGCCCATTTGTCCAGTGATTTCCACTTCCTGACTTCGGAAGGTGAAACGCCCAATTCTTTGGCGATGTTGACGAGAGCTTTCTGCCCGCTCGATCTGAGATAAATCAGTCTTGCTTTATCCCTGTTCGGGTTTCTCGCCCTTGGCATTTCCCTCTCCTTTGTTCGTGTATGTGTTTATTTCGGCATTTTCAGAAAATTCAAGGATTTACTGAAAATATTCCGTGTATTGGCTTGTATTATGTAAACAATTACACATCTTGCATTTTTACGCAGAAAACGGTGCCAGAATCAGCACCGTCGAAAATCATTTTTATACGGCGGGGATGCATGCCGCAGTATACAGCACACATCCCCTAGCAGAATCCGCATAAAAAGACTGCCTATCACTTTGCGCGGCTCGGAATGCGCTGCCGTCAAGAAGTGCCCTGCCGTGCTTATGCGCGAATGAAATAAAATGTTTCGATACTCAAAGATTTGTACTTTGTTCTCAGTATTCTCTTCGAGAATGTAAAAAGAGTAGCAGGAGCCGGATTTGAACCGGCGACCTCAGGGGTATGAACCCTGCGAGCTTCCAAACTGCTCCATCCTGCGATATGCAGCCAGCTACGCTCCATCCGGAGTTTCACTGGCCTATAAGTCGGAACGGAAGGGATTGAACCTACTGAGACGCGGATAATAACAGGGAGTGAAAAAACCGCTTGTCTCTCAGCCAGCCAGACTGCGTTCCGATATCCGCCTCTTGCATTCCGTGGACGTTCGCCGCTTCTTGCTGCGACACGTGGTCATTTATATCCTTGTGATATATTCAGCAGGGGAGTATGAAGTGTTCCCCGCAACCATCATATTCAGGAAGTCCTCCCTGCTGAAATCAGAAAGTCGGAATACTTCCTCCGGGCGCATGCCCAGCTCCTTGCTGATCTCTTCTACGGATTTGCCGGAATCGAGCAGTTCTTTTACGATCGCCTTCATCGGTTCCAGAAGATGCACGCCCCTTGCTCGGTTGTGCGTCACTGTTCCGTAGATGTCTTCCGCATGTTCCTTATGGTCTACGATCACGACAGGGACTTTGTTATCGAGCATGGTTTTCAAAGGCTCCCTCCCGGCCACTGTCCATCTGTGGTATCCGTCAATGATCGTATAGTCTTTCCTGCACACGATCGGGAGCGTCCATCCATTCGTCAGGATGCTCTGTGTGAGGAGCTTCAGGTTCTCTTCCGATACCCTGTTCGGGTTATATGAGTTCGCTGTCAATCTATCCCGCTCTACCCAATGAAGAGTAGACAGCGGCACAAATAATTTCTTATCCATCACTCAGCCTCGCTTTCTCTTCTTCTTTTGCTCCTGCAACGTATTTCGTATAGACACTCTGGTACAATGCCCTCAGGCTCCGGAGCTTCGGGTCGCCGGCCATGAGGGATTCATACAGTGATTTCAGATCTTTGTCAGAAATGAACGACGCGACGGACAGATAGAAGTTCCTGTAGGCACTTGCTATTTTCCGTTTATGTTTCGTCTGGAAATACGTATCGAAGTTCCTGAATACGCGATTGAGTTCCGCACGGTAGTCTTTCTTCACCGTGTCGGCTTCCAGTTCCTTCCTGCTCCGCGTGCTCCGTCCGAACATCTCCGAATCCCAGTAAAGGGCTGCGAGATATGCGTTCGGTTCTCTGCGGATTATGGAATCGAGAAGGTGCGGATAATATTCATTCATTTTCACCAGAGACCGGGCGGTATCGACAGAGAAGAATTGGGACACCCTCATCTGCCGTCTACTCGCACCGGCCTGCCACATGAAAAGATAGATCTCCGGTATCGTCACATTGTGCTGCTGGAGGTACAACCAGACATCGGAATCCTTCCAGTCATAGATCGGATATATCTTCCGTCTGCCCAGGGTTCCTTTCTTCTGGTGAGGTACCTTCGCGATGTTCTGCAGGCGCTGCAGTGATTCAGCTGTCCGTACTCCGACAACCGTCATCCCCGGGGAGCATTTCTTGTCCAGGAATGCCTGATAGGTATCGGCTCTCTCCCTCAGCTGCGGGTCGTGCCTTACTGCGAATGACGGGGGCTGCCGCACCCATCTGTCCGCTTTCGTCTCGTCCCAGCATATGAATGATTCGTCATTTTCCAGAGCATTGAAGCAGTTGAAGTGCCGATACTGCATGCAGTACCAGACGAACTTCGCGCCTACCATCATGAATTTACGTCTCCATTCCATCGTGACTTTTTCGATACATGGGAAGATCGCTTCCTCATCGATGAACTGGACCGTCAGCTGATGCGGATCTATTTCTCCGCGCTGGATCAGTTCCAATGTCACATTCGCGAGACATAAGCTGTCCTTTCCTCCGCTGAATGACATGAATACCGGAAGCCCGTTCCTGAATACGTTCCGTAACCGGTTCTCGGCGGCTTCGACCACGTTGATCGTTCCCTGCTTCCGTTTTACAGCCATATCGTTTCACCACACTTCGGGCAGATTACGTACCTGCCTTTTTCAGCGTCTTTCGAAGGTGTGACAGCCTGTAAGTCCTGATTTGTATTCTGACCGCTTACAGCTCCCGTCGCGGGCTCAGATGACCCTCTCCGCGACTCTTCGCGCCTTGCGTTCGTTTCTTTCACGTCCTGTATTTCCTGTTCATCGAGGAGCCCGTATGAATTGATCGTCTCGGTGACTGCCTCTGCATCCGCTACCATGTCTCTCAGGATATCTTCATCGAATCCAGGGATATCGAGGTCGTCTTTCAGGTCCTCGATGAACTCGTTCAGAACAGTGAGGTTCTCCACTCCAAGATTGAAGATCTTATTGTCCGCAATCATGAGCTTCTTCTTTTCCGACTGGGAGAGGCCGTTCATGACGTAGACATCCGCGTCTTCCTCCCCCATGCGTGACAGTGTGTCGAACAGTCCGTTGCCGACCAGTATCAGCCCATCCTCATCAACTATGATAGGTCTGGTCTGGCCGAACATACGGACCGAGCGCTCGTATTCTACAAGCTGGTTCTCGGTATGCATCCGCACGTTCTTTTCCGGCTTGTGCATGTCCGCCAGCTTCATCCTGATAGTCCGCAAAAAATATGCCCTCCTTTCCGAATCTGAAAAGAAGGGCAATGGCATGATGTGTGCCGATCTTCCCTCAGGTACTTTCTTCCCTGCCGGGCTGCAAGGTCATCATTGTTATGATCACCGCAAGTATTCCAGATATCAGCACCGTATATAAGCTCGCCCCTGTCTTCAGGAGCGGCAGCTCTTTGATCGTCGCATACGCGAATACAGGCAGGCCGGTGAGAAGAGCTGCGCTCACGCCCGCTGTTATACCTTTTGCCGACAGCTTCACCCTGCAAAGTGTAAGCACGGTCGGAAGAAGTGTTGTAGCACGCAGCGTTCCGTAAACAAGGAACATGTGCGTCACTGTGAGTCCCGGAATATTGGCGATGAGGATACCGATGATAAGGAGCAGGACCATGACGGTCCTCGGTGAGATCTTCCTTTTTTCTCCATCGGTTCCGCATGCTTTATCCCAGTCCGTAGACAATGACGCGGCTGCGCATAGATTACTGTCTACCGTAGACAGGAGACCACTGATCAGCATGAACAAAAACGGCACCACGACCCATGAAGGGAAGAGTGCACGGATGAGCTCGAAGTTGACGATTCCTTTGTCCTGCGCGACATATCCGGAGCCGGCTGCGATGAATCCGAGCGTTCCCATGCTGAGCGGCACGAGGCCGAAGAGGAGCGCGCCGAGACCGAATGCCCGGCCGATCTTTTTCTCATCTACGGAGAAAGCCCTCTGCCAGAAACACTGGTCTCCGAACGGACCTGAAATCAGTCCGATCGCAGTCGGCAATCCGAAGGCGAGGAGCACTTCCATGCCCTTCGCATCGAACAGCTTATTGTAGTCACCTGTGATTCCGTGGAAGCCTTTCAAGAGGTTCTGTGTCCCTCCCGGCATGCTTAGAGCCCACGGTACAAATACTGCGCATGCAACGAGGATAAAGAGCATCTGAACAACGTCCGTCATTACAGAAGCCCTGATTCCCGAAAATTGAGAATAGGAATACGCGATCACGGCCAGGATCACTGTTGTCAGTGTGAAGTTCATCCCGGTCGCGTTACTGAGGATCCTGCCGCCTGCAAGCAGCTGGACCGCTGTTGATAAGATCGTAAGCCCTGCGAGCTGCACCCCGTATATCTTCTTCACCCCGTCATTTTTGTATTCATTCCCCATGAATCCAGATAGTGTGATGCCACCAGGCATCCGTTTCCTGATCGCTTTCGCGAAGGGAATAAAAAAGAGCAGGCACAGGACGTTCGGAACGAGGAACCAGAACAGCCCCGGTATTCCGTTCGAGTATGCCTTCTCAGCTGAAGTGAAGAGTGCCGGCGCCCATATCCATGTGGCCGCAATGCTCATCGCGGATACGGCGGCTCCCATCTTACGATCCCCTACATAGAAATCTTCAGACCCATTCCCCCGCCTTGCGAAGAGGAACGTAGCGGCAAGCATGATGACTGCATAGACCGCCAAAATAATAAATCCATTCATCTATTTTTCTCCTTGGTTTTTATTGTGAAGGGCATTCCTTTCCGTCACAACTTTCCCCCTTCCCCGGATGAATGGAAAAAGGCGCCGGATGTTGTCCGACGCCTTCATGACCTGACATGATTTTACTCGAATATCATATCGATTTTTTTGAATAAAGTCAATGTAAAATTAACGCATCCCGTTTTTAGAATCCACATAATGCACATATACGTGTGGATATTATCACATCTCGTTATTCTTTGTGTAATTTTTTACGGCTGCCATGCCGAAAGTGTTCGTCGAAAGTATCTCGATCGCACGGTTCTTATCGTTGCTGATCGTCATCTTCGTGACGCCCCACTTCTCTGCCAGCTCTTTCACGCTCTTGGGCTTCTTGAGGAAATACATGGAACGGATCACATCATACATCCGCTTTCCCATCTCGCCTTTGAGGCTGCACTCCTTCTTGAATATCTTCATCATCTTGTCGATGTCCGTTATGATGATCCCGCTCCTTGTTTTCGTGCGTTCGATGGCAGAGATATCGACGTCATCCTTGCCTTCCATGAGGCGGATGATCGCTTCCTCTTCCGACGCTTCCCTGGCTTCCTCTGCAGTGCTTATGGACTCCACGAAATTGTTCCGGATGTGCCGGTAATTATGGAGCAGTTTCTGCATGTTGTAGACACGTCGGTCATTCAGTTTCTTGACTTCGTTCGCGTTTTTCCGGTCGCGGTCCGCTATCGCTATGCGGGCACCTTCTGCCGCGGCTTCTATGAGCATCCCTTTCAGCTCCTCATCGGTCATATAGACGAACCTTCCGCCTTCACTCGCTCCGTTCACGTTCCCCCTCCATGATCTTCTCAAGAATCTCGTCAGCTGTCCTTGGTGTCATTATACCACATGATACGGCGTTGCTCAGAGCCTCCCTGTATCCGCACATCGAGCAGATGAGGCTGTTGTCTAATCTCGATACCGCAGGTGGTTCCGTGTAGCTTTTCCCGCAGCGCGGACATATTCTCTGTTTAATGTCGTCCACTTCGTTCCCCTTTATTCAACTTTCCTTTCCTGTTTCTTTGTGTTGCGTCTCTGGACCGTCCGTACGGAGATGTTCAGTATCTTCGCGATCTCCTTGTTCGACAATCCTTTTTCTTTCGCATCCGCGATCATTTTAGCCTTTCTGTCTTCCTCATTTTCCTCCGGAAGCGCCTCGACCAATTCTTCGTTCGCCTGCTTCAGGACCTGTATCGTTTTATGCAGCTTACTTATCTCCGCATGGAGATCTGACTTCGCAAGTTCTATCTCACGTTCCTTCTGTTCATCGAACTTATCCAGCTTCTCTTTCAGGCTCAGGTTCTCGCTCTCCGCGTTCCGGTACTCAGCCAGAGTTTTTTTCAAATCCTGATGCGCTTTCACGAGCGCCACATACTCTTTCTGGGCTGCTCGGTATCCTCCGTAATAGCAGAGTTTCCACGCTTCCATGTCTGCCTGCGTCCGGGGAATCGATCCGATGATCGCGCCCATGGCCAGCATGCTCCGCCGCCCATTGGCCTGCCATTGTTCTCCGGCTTTCGTCTTCTCCGTCGAGTTGATCAGCTCGGAAACTTCCGCGTTCGTCTCGACATTCTGCCGCATCAGCCATCGTTTGTTCACCGGAGGCCGGAGAGAGAATCGCGCTATGAACGCGAACGAGATGGATGTGAGTATCATCTCCCAGAACGGATGCCATATTGTAAACGCCACGATGCCGAGCGCTATCGAGCAGATGAGTCTTGTCGGTCTGGAAAGTTCCGCGCCTACCGCAACGAACGGATCCGCGAGAAGGATGTAGATGATGGCAAGCGAAACGATGATGAAATGCACCTTCGGTCCGCACTTCTGCACAGCTGATACTACCTCAGCGATCAGGATAAGCACCAAGCCGACTATCCTGACGCCTACGTAACGCTCATTTACGGCGTTCGCGGCGCTTGTAACGTGCCAATTTAGCGGTATTTCGGCCAAAATTGGCTTATTTGACATGGGGGTGACAGGCCGTGACACCCCCTTGTC